AATTTGACCGATCAGGCAACCGAAGCAACTTTGACATACGAATTTGACCAACTTGAAACTACGGCGTTTGGTGACACCGCACGCAAGTTTGGTGCATCAACTGTCACGTCATTGCAGAACAACACATTTGAGGTAACACTATTTCAGTCGTACGAAGCATCAGAAACCGAAGCGACGATCTACGGTTTGGTTGGCATTACGACAACAATTACGGTTTCACCAACCGCAGCAGGTCTAGTCACACCAACATCGACATCACCTAAGTACACACTAACCGGGTGCTATCTTTCTAGCCATTCCCCGATTTCGGCGTCGCTTGGAGAATTGAGTTCAATTTCATTAGTTTTTGCCGGCGGTGTTTTAACTAAAGCGGTCGCATGATCGCGCGGCATTGGCCGCTGAGAACTAAAGCAATAAACAAAAAACATACAACGCCGTATCGGGGGCATTAATGCAATTAACAATGAAACTTACGTTTGCTGACAGCGAGCAAACTGTTACCACAAACCTAATGACGATCGTGGCGTGGGAGAGAAAATACAAACGCAAAGCGTCACAGATCAGCGACGGCATCGGTATTGAGGATTTGGCGTTTCTTGCGTACGAAGCATCACGACAAAACGGCATCGTCGTACCAGCACTATTAGACGAGTACATCAAATCGTTGCTTAATCTTGAGGTCATTGAGCAAACAACCCCAAAAGTAGACGCGGCTCATACCGCTACGGATTAGCGCAAATACTTGTCGCAACCGGGTATTGGCCGCCACAGATCACATTCGACATAGATGACATGAACACAACTATTGAACTCATAAACAAAGAGCGTAAGTGATGCCAGTTAACAGCACGGTTGAGGTTGTCGGTCTAAAACAAACGATTAACGGTTTGGGCAAGATTGATAAACAGTTGCAAAAAGATTTTAAGAGCGACGCAACACAGATAGCGCAACCAGCGATTAACGCAGGTAAAGCGGTTTACACAAAAGTGCCAATTAGTAATTTTGCTAACGACTGGACACAACGCAAAGACGGCCGACGCATTAAGGGGTTTAGTGTTGACAAAGCAAAAAGCGGCGTCAAGATGCGTTTTGACACTCGACGTAACGCGGTGGGCGTAATTCTTATTGAGCAAAAAGATCAAGGTGCAGCAATCTTTGAGGTCGCAGGTCGCAGAACATCTAACCGTTTAGATGACAGTTTGCGTATCGCCGGCTATCCAGTTAGCGCAGGTCGCACTCGACTTATCGGGCCAGCCGTGTACAAAGCGCGCCGAGGCATAGAAGCAGAGATGCTAAAAATGATTAAGACAACTATTGCTACGGTGCAAAAGGAAATGAACTAATGGCATTATCTATTCCGATTATCAGCGAGTTTGACGGCAAGGGCATTGACAAAGCTGTCAAAGAATTTAAGCAACTTGAGGGCGCAGGTGCGAAGGCAGGGTTTGCGTTAAAGAAGGCAATGGTGCCGGCTATTGCGGCGCTTGGTGGTTTGGCGGCAGGTTTGGGCGTTGCTACGCAGGCAGCGGTCGAAGATCAAAAGGCACAAGACCTATTGGCGCAACAGTTGCGTACTAGCGCTATGGCAACCGATGACGTGATCGCAAGTAACGAGGAATTTATTTCGGGTATGTCGCGTGCGTTTGCGGTAGCCGACGATGAGCTCAGACCGGCAATGGCAAACCTAGTGCGCTCGACTGGTTCGGTAGAGGTTGCGCAAGGGCTGATGAACACGGCGCTTGACATCGCAGCGGCAACTGGCAAAGATTTGGAAACCGTTACGTTGGCGTTAGGTAAGGCAGCCAATGGGCAAACCGCAGCGTTAACAAAGTTAGACCCGTCGCTTAAAGGCGTTATTGATTCCGAGTCAACACTTGATGACATAACCAACGCGCTATCGGTTTCGTTTGGCGGCGCAGCAACAGTCGCAGCCGAGTCATTCGAGGGGCGTATGAAGGGCATGAAAATTGCGATGGACGAAACCAAAGAGTCGATCGGTGCGGCGTTGCTACCCGTGTTGCAAAAGTTGTTAGAACTATTAGAGCCAATGGCGGCATGGGCGCAAGAAAACACAACAACGTTTCTAATTATCGCAGGCGTCATCGGCGGTTTCTCGGCGGCTATCATCGTTGCGAACATTGCTATAAAAGCATTTACTATCGCGTCACAGATTGCTACGGCAGCGCAAGCGGCGTTTAACTTTGTTATGTCAGCAAACCCGATAGCGCTCGTCATTATCGGCATTGTCGCATTTGTCGCAGCGCTCGTCATCTTGTACAAACGATTTGAGACAGTACGTAACGTAGTTGACACAGTATTTAACGCAATCAAAACAGGCGTCACCGTCAGCCTAGATTTTTTGACCAGTTACTTTAACGGCGTACTCAACATCTACAAAGGCATCTTTAACGCAATAGCAAAATTGTGGAACGGCACGGTAGGAAAGTTGTCGTTTAGTTTCCCGTCGTGGGTGCCGGGGTTTGGTGGCAAAGGCATCAGCGTGCCGAACATACCTATGCTCGCTGACGGTGGCATTGTGACATCGCCTACGTTGGCCATGATCGGTGAGCGCGGCCCCGAAGCGGTTGTGCCGTTGTCGAAAATGGGTGGCATGGGTGGCGGTGTCACCGTCAATGTGACGGGTGGTTTGGCTACCAGCGCTGAGATCGGGCAGGCGGTCGTTAACGCTATTCGTGCCTATAACAGGTCGGCAGGGCCAGCACAGATACAGGTCGCGTAATGGCAGGCACAGCCGTTGTCGGTGCAGGCAACTACACGCTCGAGATTGACACAGGGTTTATACAAGACGCATTTTTGCTTGATGACCCAGTTGCAGGCGTACTTGACAACACACAATATGTACTTGACGGCACAACTAATTTTGCTGACGTAACGACAGGCATTAACAGCGTCAACGTTAAACGCGGCAGGCGTGACGTTGGCGATCAATTTAGTGCCGGCACAATGACGTTTAACATGCTTGACACGACAGGTATCTTTAACCCGTTTGACACGCTGAGCCCGTTTTACGACCCAGCGACAGCGCAACCGGGTTTAGCGCCAATGCGTCGAGTGCGCTTAGCGCGCTACTCAAACACAAACGTTAAAGAATATTTGTTTAACGGTTTCGTCGTTAATTATGACTACAACTTTGCGTTAGGCGGTTTGGACACGGTGACGGTTTATTGTGCAGACGATTTCTATTTGTTGGCACAAACATTTCTCGCAGAATTTAACGTGTCAGAACAGTTGTCTAGCGCTCGACTAACAGCCGTACTTGATTTGCCTGAGGTTGATTTTCCGATCGGGCAACGCAACATTTCTACAGGCACACAAACACTTGGCGGCGCGTCAGCGTTCACCGTTGACGAAGGCACAAACACGCTTGACTATTGCAACCAAATAAACTTGGCTGAGCAGGGTCGTTTGTTCATGGCACGTGACGGCGACCTAACATTTCAACCACGCATAGGCAACACGTTAAGCGCGTCAGTTGCAGATTTTCATGACGACAACACAAACATACCGTACGACTCCGTAGGCATCACGTTTGAGGCAGACCAAGTTGTTAACCGTGCGGCGGTCGCTATTCGAGGCGGCACACAAGAGGTCGCAGAGGACTTGGCGAGCCAAGCAAAATATTTTATACAAACGACAAGTATCACCGACTCGCTATTGCATAACGATGCGGCGGCGTTGGCGTTGGCTAACTATTTGCTTGAAGCTGAGCCTGAGGCGCGTTACACGTCGCTAGGCACAAACCTAAACAAACTGACCACAGCACAACGCGACACGGTAGCAATCATTGACATTGGTGACACGATTACGATTGAGAAAACGTTTGCAAGCGGTACAGGCACAACCCAGTTGGCACAAGAATTAAGCGTTGAAGGCGTCGAGCATACGATTACGGTTAGTGGCGGTCATTCGGTCATGTACTTTACGTCGCCAACTACGATCGTCTATGAGTTGATATTAAACGACGCGGTGTTTGGCATCATAGATGCAGACAACGTTTTAGGATAAAGTAAGGCATTATGGCAACTAGACAAGATTTTACCTCAGGGCAAGTTTTAACGGCCGCAGAATTAGACGCAGTCGCGACAGCAATGATTGCAATTAACGCGCAAACTGGTACGACTTATACAACGGTGTTAGCTGATGACGGCAAACTTGTTACTTGTGATAACGCATCACCGATTGCGTTGACTATTCCGCCGGCATCAAGTGTTGCGTATGGTATTGGTACGCAGATAAACATTATGCAACTTGGCGCTGGTCAGGTAACAATTACGGCAGGTGCAGGCGTGACACTTCGTAGCGCTGGCAGTAAATTAAAAACAAACGCACAATACGCGGTTGCGACTTGCGCCAAGATCGCGTCTGATACTTGGGTGGTTGTCGGCAATTTGTCGGCATAGACAATGCAAATTTTTGCAGGTGTTGGCGCAGCAAGCGAAATTGTTGTTGATTTTTTGGTGTTGGCTGGTGGTGGCGGTGGCGGTGTTTGCAGTAGCGGTAATCGTGGTGGTGCGGGTGCTGGTGGCGCTGGCGGTTATCGAAGCACAGGCACAGAGGGAAGCGGTGGCGGCGGTGCGGCGTTAAGCGCACAAACTTTAGCGTTAGGTGTTTCGTATTCGGTGACTGTTGGCGGTGGCGGTGCAGGTGCGACAAGTGCGGTCGCTGGCACCAATGGTTCTAATAGTGAGTTTGCTGGCACAACAACGATCACTAGCACGGGTGGCGGCGGCGGTGGTCCGAGTGCGCCTGTTACTGGCACGGGTGTTTACGGTGTAGCAGGCGGTTCGGGTGGCGGTTCAGGCGGTAATGACGGCAGTACGGCTGGTGTTGGTGGTGCAGGCACAACAAATCAAGGTTTCGCTGGCGGCGCTGGCCCACTTGCGACAGGCGATTTTACTGGTGCTGGCGGTGGCGGCGCTGGTGCAGTTGGCGAAAATGCTGGTGTTGACGGTACAGATTTTGGCGGCGACGGCGGCGCAGGTTTAACTTGCTCACTCGATAGCGTCGCGCGTGCCGGTGGCGGCGGTGGCGGTAGCGCTGGTGGTGCTAGTGGTACTGGTGGTCAAGGCGTAAACGGTGGCGGCGACGGCGGTTTTAATGTGACCGCTCCAACAAACGGCACAACAA